TTAATTTACAATCAAATCCTCTCTACCTTTAGAAATTAAATAAGCATCAATCCCTTCTTTTAAATCAGGACGACGCTGGATGACAAATTCGTATGTGTACGCTCCGTCGATGATTCTTTGCGCGAGATAAGCCGCCATATCACATTCCTCCTAACAGTAAATCGTCTAGCGCTTGCTGAATAATTTGTTGACGTTGTTTTAATTCCGTGTTTTCTTGTTTTAACTTTTCGAATTCACTTAATTGTATAGCTGCCGCGTCGGGCAAATATTTTTCTAGTGACCAATTTCCATTCTCGAATTTACGGAATAAAAATCAGGATTCGCTTCATCAATCGGAATGAGGTTTGTGCTTGTCATGACATCTTTAACCGTTTTTACACCAATACATATATTTCGTGATTCAATTCAGCATAATGATACATAATAAAATCCCTCCATTAATTAAATTCTAGGACTTGCCATCTATAGTACTGTGTATAGTTTTGAGCATTAGATACAAGGATTTGTAATGTCGTGTTATTTAGCAAATAAATACCGTTCATAGCTGACCAATAGGTGCCCGCGTTATTCCCATATTCTTCAGTTGATTTATATGTTAAAGCGACTATACACTTTGAAGGGTTTACCGAACTAATGTAAACATTCTGATAATGATAAGCTCCAGCATCTAAAGTAGCTGACGGAACAATTGATACAACTCCCTCTTGTTTTGACTTCACATTAGTGAACTCTATAACCATCCATGAGACCGCCACCTCATAAAAACTATAACTAACATTGTAGTCATAAGGGCGAGAGTGTCTATCTAATCGTAAATTAGTCGCACTTGTTAAATAGGCTTGAAATGCGTTGTATTTTTGTCCGTAACTGGTATCACTTACACACCAAGCAAACACCAAACATTTATTAGGGTCTACATTACTAATTGTTACATCTAAAGTGTATTTATCATAAGATACAATAGAAAGACCTCTTTGAATAGACTTAATCCCACCACCAATTCCAGCATATTTTCCTCCGTGTGTACGTATATCAATAATAGGCATTAATTTTCACCTCGCCGATTAACTCACCATTCGTATCATAGGTTAACGCGTAAGTATCGGTTCGTAATACGGTTGTTCCGTCTGTTCCGTAATAAGTAATTGTCCGAGTTGTATATTGTGGGCTTGTTCCACCGCTCAATACAGATCGCGCGTACAGCGTTCCATTTGATCGTTTGTATTCAACAGTGGTAAAAATTCCATTACTGTCCTTTCCACTTTTGTAAACATTGAAGTTTGCTAGATTCCTCTGCATGGCTTCTGGCGCGGTATCCGTATATGCTTTTGCGTTTGCTTCTGCGCTATTCCAAGCCGCTCTTTCTGCGGCTGTTACGTGCTTCACATTATCCGCCGAATGTTCATTAACTTTTGGTCAGCATATGCCTTTGCATTTGTTTCGGCTTGGTTTGCCTTTGCTTGCGCTCCTGATGGTGTCTCAAATCCTGTATTTTGAACGTTAGAAAACCAACTGTTCCATTGATTCCGTGTTGTGTTGAACCATGTATTCCAGCTGTTATTGTAGTTTGTCGTGTTGGTATTAAACCAACTATCCCACTGTGCTTGTAATGCTTGGATTTTCGCAGTGTACCAGTTATTCCAATCATTTGGTACTGCGCTGTTTTGGAGTTATACCAATCCTGGAATTGATTGAATATCTCCGTTGTATCAGCTTGAATGAGTGAATTGACCAGACCGCATACACTCGCATCAAGACGTTCATCAGTGATTTGAAATCCTTCGATGTAGGACTTCCCTTTCATAATTCGAACCTGTGCCAGCGAAATTTCATATACATTATCGTTGCGTGTCAGCGCAGGAGGCACTGGGTTGGCTGCTGGCGTTCCTTTCAGTACTTTAGCGTTGATTGCGCGCGCTTCTAGACTTTTATCTAAACGTAAAACAATACGGTCAATACGGTCATATTGCGTATCGGGCAGGTCATGTGTGAGATAGAACGGACCGCCTTCAATTTTGTACATATATCCCTCTATCCACGCAAAACCCTCATTTACATAGGTCATGATATTATTACCATCACAACCAACCTGAAGATTTGTTCCACCGTTGAATATCCCATTTGTTAAAAGACGACGAAAATACTCCGCGAATTCATCTGCGGAGTAATAACGTTCATCTTCGGGTGTACTATCAAAAAACGACTGTATTCAGGCATGATTACACCCCCACATATCTGTTTTGTATGAGATGATGACCCTCGATTTCGTGCTGTCGTTGTTTGAGTTGTATTCAAGTTCATTGTCACCTACTTGTAACTGGAAGAACGACGACTCTAAGTCAATCCAGTTGAACACATTCGTTTGTACACCATTTTCATCTTCAATCACGACGGACTTTTCCCAAATGTCGTGTCGATGATGAGTTTGTCACTTTCGCCTAGCTCACGATTTACACGGATAAATTCGCCCGTCGTGTTATTTTTAATAATCGGGTTAACAGCCGGTCCGTAAAAAGTAATATTTACTGGCGTCGGAACATCACCGATGTTTTGTAATATTCTTTTGAAACTTCGTTGCGAGAAACGGGAGTTTAGAAATAAAGGGAACGACAACCCACCCATCAGAAAAGACATTTGCCGACTCGTACAGAACGAATCGTGCCAAAACGGTTCCGGACAAACTAAATGCACCATTACTTTTTGAAAGACAGGCCCCCGATTCTCCCTCCCACTTGGAAAGTAGGTACTCCATCCGACACTGCCTCTATTTCACGCACTGTTGTCCCGTTTNCATAGCGAAGCTTTCCAGGACCGAGCTTAGGATTGAACACAGATGCAAGATGCTGACGTCGCTGCAGCAATGTCGTTGTATCACTCGCCAAGATTGCAACTTCTAACGAAATAGCGCGTTCTTGCATAACAGAATCAATGTATGTGCTACCGTCCTGAAATGGAGCCTTTTGTGTTTGAATATCAGCATCTACATCCCCAAGCCCATCAATAGACTGCAAAAGAAAAGGGGCTGATGATTTCAGCTCCACTGATTGCCCTCTTGAGTTGATGAATATGATACGTTGCATATCATAGCCCCCATTCCATTGCAAGTTGACGGCTTACTTGAAGATTTCTTCTAGCTATTTCTGACGGCGTTGGTGCTGTTGAATGGAAGTGAAAATGTTGTTCGATTTTCGCGCCGGCGACTTTCGGGACATTTACCGTCACAGGAACAGCCGCTCCTGAACCCCCTCTATTTACAGACGGAACAGTCGCCTGCGCCATTCGGTTTGTCGCAGAGATAACAGCATTCATGTTTCTCTCGATTCCTTCCGCAAGCCCTAACGGTATCCATTTCCCGATTTCGTCGCGCATGACGCGAGATGGAGAGTTGATATCGAGTGCATCACGCAACGCATTTTTCACGGAATCAGCAATAGACTTCACCTTTTCCCAAAGCGCGCTAGCCATTGATGAAATACCGTTTATAAGCCCTTGGATGATGTTACGTCCTATTTCGCGTAAATCGATGTTAGCAAGAAATTGTTGCGCCGCATTCCACACCTCAACAATTGTGTTTTTCATTGTGTTCATCCATTCGGATACGGAACTCCACATGTTTTTGAATCCGTTGACCACAGTCGTCTTAGCAACCTCGACAGCTGTCGAAAGAACGATGTGATACCATTCCATATCGCAGTTATCGTGTTACTTACAGCCGTGAACACAGTTGATGTTACCGACTTGATTGTTTCCCATGCCACGCTGACATAACCCTTTATCGCTGACACCGCACCGTTGAATATCAATTTTATACCTTCCCATATGCTATTGAGTGCGCTTTTTAAGTTTTCAAAAATTGCTTTTGCATCATTTTTAAGTCCTTCAAAGTCGCCTGTCACGAGATCGACAATGAGAAGGACAGCGCCAAGAAAGATGTTTTTAATGAACTCCCATACGCCGCTGAAGTACTGCTTTAGTCCCTCAAAATCATCTGTAAACCGTTTTTCATGCCGTTAAATAGGTTAGTCACAACGGTAATAAAAGGCGTGAGAATGGCAATCACAGCGTCCTTTATCGCGTTCCATACGGCTGTTGTAACTTGTTTAATGCTTTCCCATGTAGCCGACGTAAAATCCTTTATACTGTTCCATGTATTCATAAAAACTGCTTAATACCGTCAAGCGTTGAGCTGAACCATTCTTTGATACTGCCCCATATTTCAATTGCTTTCGCTTTGATTTCGTCCCAATTCTTATAGACCGCGACGCCAATTGCGATGAGTGCTGCAATCGCTGCGATTGCAATACCAATCGGTCCGGTCAATACAGCTAGAGCTCCACCAGCCGCCGCGATAGCTCCGCTAACAGCGCCGAACGCGGCTGTAAGTGCACCGATTCCGCTTGCTGCTGCACCAATGACGGCGAGTACCACACCAATTGCCGTAATGATACCTGTCACTGCTGCGGCTATAGCTGCACCTATCGCAACGAATTTTGTGTTGCTGGCGACAAATTGTTGAACCAATCAACAAGTCCCTGTAGTGCTTCCACAAGTGTATCAATAGCTGGTGTTAACGCATTCCCTATCGTGATCTGCGCTGTTTCGAAAGCTCCTTTTAATTCCTCTATACGCCCTTTCAAGTTGTTCATCTTTTCTTCCGCTACTTGCGCAGCTGTCACCTTGCTCATTTCGTTATACATATTCTTGATTCCGTCAGCACCCTCTTTGTAGAGAATATTCGCCGCTCGGATAGCGTCTGAGCCAAACATTGTATAGAGCGCATTTTGTCTCTGCTCAGCATTCAACCCTTTTAGCGCGTTCTGCAGAATCCCAGCTATATCAGCCATTGACTTGATATTTCCGTTCGCGTCAAAAATGAGTTAGCACCATCTTTTGTGATAATGCCAAGCTCTTTCATCATTCCTGCTGCCGCATCCGATTTCGGTATGAGGTTGCTCAACATCGTTTTAAGCGACGTACCAGCATCTGAGCCCTTTAATCCATTGTTCGCGAATAGAGCCAATGCTGTTGTCGTATCCTTGAAACTCAGCCCAAGTCCTGACGCTACAGCTGACACTTGCGCCAGCCCATATTGCAATTCTTTTACGCTTGTTGCCGACGCATTTGCGCCGCCAGCAAGTAAATTCGCCGCATCACTGACAGACAGAGAATCAGCTTTGAAAGCATTGAGTGCCGTTGACGCGATTTCTGCCGCTTCCGCTAAGTCTAATTCGCCAGCAGTAGCAAGAGAAAGCGCACCTTCTAATCCACCTTTCATGATGTCCTCAAGTGACACGCCTGCTTTAATAAGTTCCTCAATGCCTTGCGCCGCTTCTAAACCGCTGTATTTTGTTTTTGCACCCATTTCAATCGCAAGTTGCTTCAATTGTTCCATTTGCTGGCCTGTCGCGCCCGACACGGACTTGATCGATGACAATTGAGCTTCAAAATCCATCGATTTTTCGTTGCAATCCCTAACGCTCCACCAATCGCAAGCGTTGCCGCACCAAACGACATAGCCAATTCCTGCCCAACCGCTTGCATGCGTTGCCCGAGCTCTTGCGCACGTTGTCCGATTGCGTTTAGTTTCTCTTGTAGCTGTCCCCAAGTGCTTGTGTTTTGCTTAATCGCACCATTCGTCTCGTTCAACCGACTCTGCAAGCTGCGCAATTGCCCTTCCGTCTTTTCGAGCTCCCGTTGAAACGAACGATATTGCCCTTCACTGATTTCACCGCGTTGGAATTGTTCATTGACTTGTTGTTGTACTGATTTTAAACGATTCAGCTTCTCGCTCGTGTTTTCAATTTGTTGTGCAAGAAGCTGTTGCTTTTGAGCAAGTAGCGTCGTGTTAGACGGATCGAATTTCAAAAGGCGGTCAACTTGCCTCAATTCTTGTTGGATACTTTTACTTTTTGATTCAACGTCAGATAGAGCCTTTCCGAGCTTCGTTGTATCCGCTCCAATGACGACGTTTATGCCGCGCACCGTCTCGGCCATATTCTCACCACCTTTACGCAAAAACGCGTCTATATCCGCTTGTGTTGCCATTCTTGCTTTACTTTTGTGATCTTCTATCAACTCATCGACATATGCTAAAAGGTCACGTATACGGAGTTCGTTGATTTCGTCAAAAGAAAGACCAGCGCGTTTCCCCACAGCAAGTAACTTCAAGTCGAGCCGTGCTGGTTGTATATCACTTTGCGTTTCCGCTGTTTCTTCCGCTTCGACGAAAAACCCATCTGTCGCCTCGTCCATGATTGCACCCATGACAGTAGTGTCTGAGAAGTCGAATGATTCAAGTTCAGCTACCCATGTTGTGAAGTCGGGGAACGGCTTGCCTACACCTTCATAAGCTTTCGCCATCGCCCATGCAATTTGAAGAAGAAGGACGCTATCGAATGTAGAGGGGTCATCTGCAAGGCTCTGCATTTTCATCATGTCACCGATGAGGTCGCTATTGAATGCTTGCTTGTAGTAGAGAAGGGCTAAAGGTGTTGCCTTTAACCCGACCTGTTTTCCACCGATGTCAACGGTTCTCATTCATTACACCCCCGCTCCTGGTACTTTTACCGCACTAAAGAAGCTATTGTAGACCGTTGCGTTCGTATCGTTCAACTCAAGAACACCACGCACCACGTTTTACCGTTTATTTCAATCGGTAAAATACGAATGCTCAATGTGTCCGTATCCGGTTTCAACGACTCCGCTCTTGTGTTGAGTTCTTTAGATGGGCGCGACGCTTTACAACGATAGTAGACGAAGCGTCGATTTTTCTTGTCGCCGAGAATTTGGCCGAGCAAAGCGAATTCTTTCGGCTCGCCGTCTGTTGTTTCAACGAGCATTCCGTTTGTGTCAATCGTCCATCCTAACATTTCTGCCAACACATCGTCCGGAATGTTAGCCATCTCAAGTTCTGCCGTGTAACCGTTGTTGCTTGTATATGTGAAGTACGGCCCGTTATCCGCATAAAATGTTGTTTCATCACCTTCTGGCTTCGGGCTGAACTTCACAGCTCCCGGCAACGCGATTGGTGTTTCCCACGCTGGTTGTGTCGGATTGTCAACATCGATGAAAGCGATGTGAACCTTATCAAGACCGAATGTAACTTTGTTTGCACCCATGCTATCATCCTCCTAGAATTTGAATTTCGTAAACAATTTGAAACAGCTTCTCGCTGTCGAGATACGCTTCAAACTTGCGATACGGCACACCTAATTCTTTCAGCTTGTCCTGCACTTTTGTTCGGCGACTAAATCCTTTTCGTCGTGTATAGCTCAATCTGAAAATTGTCAATTGACACATAGTTGATATTGTCGGCAATCAGGTCATCTGAGTAAGCGAACTGATACGTGATAAAAGGTGGGGTGACGGGGCTGGCAAACGCTCCGTATGCAACAGGATAGCCGATGGATTTTAGGGCTTGATATAGCTCTGCCTGTGTCATCTTAACCACCGTTTTCGATGATACGTTTTAATTCGTTAGGGAGGTTAGCCCCATGTTTTTCATATGCTGGACGCAAATGCGGATACGCTTGTACACGACCGCCGTTTACTTTGGCGTGACCAAACTCCAACAAATGCACACGGCGATAGTGCTTCTTATTCCAAATGATACGGCGCGCCACGCCGTATCCATCATCTTTCGTAATGGTGAATGTTTTTGCATATTCACCCGTCCGTTTTGGCGCGAGAGCTTGCGCTTCTTTTAATACTTTACGCGCTGTCTCATCGACCTTTTATTAATACTTCTTTCCATGTCTTCTGTATACTCTCGAATCGCTTGTGTAAGCTCGTCCGCAAATCTGTCAATCGGAATATTAGCCATCTGCCGCCACCCTTTCGCATGTAAGCTCAATTTCCTCAAAATCCGTAGAGTAGGTTCGAATCACGTTATACTTGACACCTTCAAACTCCACTTTCTGTTCTCCGTTATATTCATAACCGTGAATCACAAACACAATAGAAGGCTTTAATCCTGCTGTTGCGGCGCTGTAGAACTCATTCCTGCCGACTGATTTCACGTTGCACAAAACCGTTTTCCTTGTTTCAATTGGTATTTGGTTTCCGATTTCATCTTCACTAAATCCTTGTGCAATCAAAACTAACTCGTTGTCATATGTCATTCCATACCACCGCCAGCGTGAATCATGAGATTATGCAGCCGGTATTGCAAATGACGCGGCATAGCTCCCTCGCTGTCGCGACTTTGGTAGCGCCATGTTGCGTAGTCAACAATAAACATCAAATGATAAGGGTTGACACCGTCAAGTACCAACCCTTTTTCGTCTTCAAGCTCTTTAATTACGCCGTCGACGATCGCATTGATATATGTGTCACGCACCGTCGTCCGTATACCAAGGCGCTCTTTTATGAGTGCAACAACAGTAGCTGTATCCATCATTCATCGCCTTCTTTCACTTCTGTGATTAACGGTTCACCACGTAAATTTTTGTTTGTTGATAGTTCCTCAACACGTTTTTTGTCGGTTTATAGCCTTTTCGAGGGTATTCGTCGCCGACGCGATAAATTCGTTGTCCATCTTGCAAGTCTTTAAAGCTTTTCACCACCACATACCTAGCCATTTAAGCGTCACGCTCCTGCTGGGTCAGTGATTGTTACCAGAACAAACGCTTCAGGCTTCACCGGTTTTCCATCAAAGCGACCTTTCCCTCTGAACGCTGTCTGATCTTCCGTAAATTTCACGTGAGTAGAGCTGTCGATTGTGATGCTCTCGCGTTCAACAAGTGTGTATTGTTGAAACTCGCCGAACAAGACTGTGTCGTCGTCTAAAAGTTATTAAACACAACACGCAATCCAAGTAAGTCCGGGATACGAAGATTAGGTAATTTGCCAACAACATTACCATTAGAATCAACTTGAATGCTGAACTCCACTAAACGATTGTAGTAAGTAGAACGTTTCATCACAGCAACAATTTCGCCTACGCTATCTGTACCTGTATCGATAAGACCGATTTGCTTCACAAGATTTTTAAGCAGATTGTTGTCGGCCTCAATTGTCACTTTATTCTGCGCTGGTAAACTCGGGATGATTCCTAACGGTTGTTTATTTGTCGCTCCCGTTCCTTTGACAATCCCTAAATCTAACGCCTTCGCAATTGCGCGAGCGATTTTTTCGTTACATACTCATCAAGATTGATGATGCTATCCTGCAGTAAATAGTTATCCACGAACGTTACTTTACCAACTTTAAATCCATCGAAATCAATGCTTGCAATCGTTCCAACATCACCAGTAGGTAGTGCTCCGGCTTGTTCAATCCATGCGGCCGGCGATGTGTCTGTATCAACAAGAATCCGCGTTGTTCCCTTGACGCGGATTTATCGACTAACGGATACAACGTTGTATAATCGCCCATAATATCCATAATGCGATTTACAACAACTTCTGGAATGGTTAATTCACCACCGGATACAGCTCGTAAATTGCGAAACTTCTCGTAAAACTCAATAACATCGTTCCGTCTGTAGTATTCACCTGTCTTTAATAATTCGCGTACTTGTAAACGGTTCATACCTTCAACATCCCCTTTCAAGTTATCATCTTCACTTCGCTTTTGTGTGATAGGTATTTTGCTGTTCAATTGCTCAAGTTCACCTTCTAACTGAGCAATCTCTCCTTCTAGTTTCGACTTCTGTTCATTCAACTGACCTCGTTCTTCTTCGAGTTTAGCAACTTCTTCATCGACCGCTGCAACTTCCTCTTCCGTCTGTGCCTCCTCAATCGCCTTTTCTAAATCCATTGCACGCGTTTGCAATTCCAATTCACGCGTTAATAATCCCTCAAGTGTCGCTTTTCGTTGCTCAATTTTTTCGTGAGCATTAGCTGTCTTAAAGCCATATTTCACACGCTCCCTTAATTCATGTTTTCGCTGTTCTAACTGTCGTTTTTATACTGCTCATATTCTTTCATCCTGGCTTGCACGCTCGTGTCTTCATAAGCTGGAAAAGTAACGACGGAAACTTCAAAAAGGTCAACTTTTTTAATGTCCACTTCACCGTTCCGTCCTCTCGAAACTCCACTTCCTCTTCAATGATATTGAAGCCGAACGAACACTGATCGACATCACCTCGTTTCACACGCTCGTATAAATTCACCGCATCCGTATCATTCGGATTAATTTTAATTCGTCCCCACAACCCGCGACTGTCCACTTTTAATTCAAGTGTCCCCGCTTTGTTCCGACCAAGAACAAGCGACGTATCGTGATTAATGAGAGCTCGAATATCGTTACTCAACGTATCGTTGAACGCTTCCGGCGCGACTTCTTCATATGCCCCGCGAAACAATTCTGTTTCTTTATTAAACACAGCAAAATACCCTTCAATATACATCTCACTATCTTGTTCTGATCGCGTTGCGGTGATGTTCGTCTGTAAACTTCGCGTTTGCTTAGTTGTTCGCTCCACCACTATCACCACCTTTCAGTTTTGTTTGATCGCCGATTTTGTCCAACGGAATATAATTTTCAAGAATGACCAGTTCACTCAATCCTTTACGTGGTGATAACCCTATCCAGTCGCGAACCTCGTTTCCTGTCATAATCCCGCGGACATACATATTAGAACCAACATCGGCAAGTTCCTTTAAATCGTAAGCGTATAGAGAACGAGGATTGAACTTAAAATATAGCTCTGGGCTGATAAGTAACTTCCTAGTCAGTTCCTGTTCAATCCCTTTGGCAATCGGCAAATAGTTGAATTGATAAAATTGTTGTACTCGTCACGTTTAAACTCTCCGACACCCAACAAAAAGCCGGCACACCAAAATGCCAGCTACAGTTCGTTTATCCAATTCAACCGCTTCGTTAATCGCGATATCCTTCAGAGATAGCGGTTTGACTTGTTGTACTTCTAGAAGTTCCGCAGGAACTATCCATGGTTGACCAGCTTCTGATACTTCGAGATATTTTTAAATACTGAATTTCTCCCTTCTTCACTAGCCAACTCAGCTGTATTTGAATCAACTTTAACGATTAACGCAGGCATATACTTCCGCTCATAAAACTTTTCTTTGTCGCTGTGGCTTGTCTTAGATTTTGCACGATTTCCTTTAGTACCACTCGGTATCCACGCCCCATGTATGGTCGTTCTGGGTCTGGATTGACGATGAAATGTAGCACCTCGTCGTAATTATACGTTTTTCCTTGATATACCACCTGATATGAGTTATCTTTCTCCATAAATGTAACGCGTGATGGGGATAATGGTATTAGTTCATCGATAAACCCATCAGACGTATATTTAGGAAAAACAAAACTGTTGCCATCTCCATCTAACAGCATAGTATAGACAATATTGTACATCCATGACTTTCGTGTCATTAGCGAATACGGATTGACATCAATTTACGAGACAGCTCGTTACGTACTCGTATATCTCCATCTTCTGTGTTCTGCATGAGATGAATAGTCATGGACGAGATAAGGTCGGCAATTTTATGAACCGCCATCCTCACTTCTGGATTATCTGACAACCTACTGTACCCAGAAACAAGGATAGATGTATCATCACCGCTCATAAACAGCCCTACATACGTCTGTGTATCAGCTCTAATCTTTTTCCATCGAGAAAAAATACCCATCTCCTCATCCTCCATTCAACCATTTGTCGCCGTTGCTGATTTCTCCATATTTTCAAGCATCCGTATTGCAGCAAAACCGTTGCGTCAAAAATATCAATGCGATGTTTATCCTCGATTTTCTCATATTGCACCATGTCATCTGTCTTTTCGATAGCATGGACATTTTGAACGCAATATTCAAACGCCTGTGAGTGCAGATAATAGAATTTTCCATCTTTCACCTGTTTTCGATGCGTCTGAAACCTTCTGATTTCTTGTAGTAGTATTGTGGCTGATCGACAATATTGAACCGCTTGCGTTTCATTTCCATAAAGAATTCACGGCCAAACTTTCGGTCAAAGCCGACTTGCTTAATACTGAATCCTTTCGCCCGCATATTTTCAAACCATTTAACGATATCAGAGTGATTGACCGTCGGTGTATTTGTCATAGTAAGCCATCCGTCATCCTTCCAACCGAAGAGAGGAATGTTGTCCTCCTCTGCCTTTCTCGTCGCAGCTACGATCGGGAACCACGCATGAGTGATTGCTATGTCAACGCCATTGTAGTTTCCATAAAGCGCCGCTGCGGTCAAGTCGTGTAGTCTTGAGAGGTCTGCGCCACCAAACCAATTGATTGGCAATTTCGCGAGCTCTTCAATCGTCCAATTATACTGCCGGTCAGAGCGTTTGAACTCGTCAATATTGAAGTAGGCTTTCATCGATGACGTGTAAACGTTCAATGACTTCGCTAAAAATCTTTCCGTTGCTGAGGATCATTTTGCGCCTGCATCGCGTCATTCATCATATCTTCTGGCCTGATTGTTACCCCGTAGTTAGGATTTGCTTTTTCATGTTCGATAGGGTTTGTATAATCTACCTCTCCGTTTCATCTTCATCTGCTTTGCAAATGAAAACGAAATACGCTTCATCGGTGACAGTACCATCCAGAATCTTTTGCAATATTGCAACCTCTGATAACAAAAGCTCGTCATGTCATCCCCTGCTGTTGTAATTCCAATCATGAGCTTATTCGTGTAGGCTTTCATCGCTTCTTTGATGATGTTGTATTGCTTCGGTGATTTATAAGCATGTATCTCATCAGCTATGCCAATATTACAGTTTAACGAGTCCTGTTTGTCCGGGTTCGCCGCTAACGCCCTAATGTAAATTGAACCGTCGCCGATTTCACCACTAATGCTATGTTCTTGGTTGTTATTGAGGATACGAAATTTTGTTCTTCTCCCATCTGCCGTAGGTTGAATAAAATGAATTCAAACGATTGCAACGACTGCTGCAATGCCGCGCTTGTAATGTAAATTTTCGAGCCGGATTGGCGTTCCAATAGTGCAAGCGCCCACGCAAGACCAGCAATAAAGCTCGTTTTCCCATTTTCCTTGGGATATAAATAAACGCCTCTTTAAATCTCCGGATTTGTGTGCCTTTATGATAGAATCCTAACAAGTTATAAACGATAAACTTTTGCCAATCCTGCAACAAAATGGCTTACCAAGCAATGGCGTGCCGTCTAGCATTTCCCCTTGCTTATGAACAAATGTTTTTCGATAATTTGGATGACAAACTCAGCTTCCTTTGGATTGAAATCGTACTTCTGGTTCTCCAAATCTTTGAAAATCGCTTACCCGCCTGGATCAGTTCGCGACAGGCTACTTTCCGACCGTCGACTATGCTTCTAGCGTAATCCATCACCATGTCATAGTTTTTATACTTTTCATGACAGCTCGCTTAATACTTGGGCGAGTTTCGATTTACTTTGTTGCTCAACGGTGATGGCCTCCATCGCCTTTGGATTTAAGCACAGTCGATCAGAGTAGGTGGCAATGTCTTTCGCAGGCTTTCCATAGCTGTGTACAGGGGCGTCTTTCGTTCATTTGTTGCTCCAGCTTTGTTCGTATATAATTCAGTAATTTGATATCCACTCTCAGCAAACTGCTCCTCGAACACATGATACTGATGGAGCATACCTGCGAAAATCTCGATCATGCGGTCGTATTCTTTCTTATACGTGCCGAGCGATTTCATCTGTCGTTTGATTTCGGAAACGAACATTTTTTCGTTTTTGCCATGTCATCACCCCTTTTCGAAAAAACATTGCGCACTTGGAAATGCCTCCCCTGCGCCGGTCCCCCGGCAGCTTCCTTCAAAACGAGAAGAGGGGGGCTACTTCAACTTTCGTTCAACTCGCCACACCCACTCCAATCCTTTTTCTGTGAGCTCATTCGTCATCTTGTTATGCATTTGCTCATGACATTGAAAGCATAAGCTGACTAAGTTATCATTATTCAACTTCAAATCCGGTCGTTGTTCAAACGGTATAATGTGATGCACCATCTTCGCTGGCGTTGTCTTTCCGTATCGCTTGCACTCTTGACAAAGATATTCATCACGTCGCAGTATTGCTTCACGTTTTCTTTTCCATTGCTTCGATTTGTAGAATGCCATGCGTTATCCACCCCAAGCCCACAACTTTTCATACAACTCATCCGATTTCCCTGAAACAATAGCCGCCAGCCTTCCATCCACACAAAACCAACAACCATGCAGCCATCTGTCTCAGCGATAACATGCCAACTTACATTTACCTTTAAATTCCGCATGGCTTTCCCTCCAAACAAAAAAACACCCCGAAGGATGCTAAATTTATTTTCTCCTAATCGCCCCACGCACTCGCTTGTACGTGTCTCTTTTCACACCCATAATGTCGAGCCAGTCACGCCAGGTCATCTTCTCTTTCTTCCGTTTCGGTTTCTTGTCTTTATCGTCACCATGCAGTTTATACATGCTTTTCACCTCAAAATAAAAACGCCACCCCGATCGGAGTGACGCCATGCTTCAACAATATATCCACGGTACAATCATAACACGTCTAAACAGAAATATTCTGTCGTCTTTCTGTCATTTTTCTTTCAGTTTTCTATCAGTTTATGGTATTGAAGGATCAATTCGTCCGTTATTACAGCATTTTTCCTGGTCTATACACTCTATCCCACGGCCCGTCTGGTTGATGTGTCTTATCAACAAGTTCGCGAGCACTTAAATGACCATATTTCTCAAATACGTCCACTAGGCATTCTAGGGCTACCAAACCATGTTCGGATGATGCAATTTCATAAAAGAAGGGGTAACCGCTAGTTCCTCGGGATATATACAAATTGTTTCATCCTCTTTATAATCAATTATAGAAGAACCGTGAACCTTGTATTTATGAAAACACTTTCGACAACAGGCCCATATTTAAAAGCCAATATCGGTTCCTTAAATAATCTTTCCCCGGTACGCAATAGAAATTCCGCATATGCAAAGTACAATAATTTTTGTAACTTCAAATGAGTTGACGGAATAATTGATAAAATAAACTTCGCCACGTCGTATGCAGTCAACTCCTGATCCTGTGAAACCAGTTCAATAAACGTTTCTTCATCACTAGTGATAATTACGTCTTTAAAAAAGAATCCCTTTGGACTACAGAATCCCATGATACAGAATCGGTCGATAACTTATGGATGCCAAATTGTACATCTCCGCACTTTTCTTCACCTTTCCCAAAAACTGTGAATAATTTCTTTATCAAGTTTTTCCTCAGCAGCGTAATGCCACCCTATCCTCTTTCCTTCTGCATAATGACTGACAATGGCTATAAAATGAAATGCCACGATTAAACACCTCCTTCAAATTCACTTGAATTTTGTAAATAGAAGCCCATTTTGTATACTCTTGTTTATGTACATGATGGGAGTTAACATTCTGCAACTCGTCGTTTGAGTTCCATATTTGCAATTCCCACGGGAAATATGTATTGCTCCCCCCGTAAAATATATGTGCGTAGCTTTGTACCCATTTTAGTAGCATTCATCTTTCGAATCTTGTATTCATTTTTATGTTTTCACATAAATCATTGAAATATACACAATCATGGTCAAATCCATCGATGATGATCCTAAATCCCAACAGATCATTTAAACATTTATTCAACGGATAAAGACCTTTATCCTTCTTACCTACTCGATAATACTTCAATTTATTCACGATTGATTCATTTTGTTTAACACGCAAGCGGCAATCCAAGTGTTTATATATAAACTCGAAGTCAATATCAATCACTAACTCTTCCAGTTTATAAATGTAGTCTTTTATAGAAGAGTAAAAGGATTGTCGATTATAAAAACTCCACGGTCTTCGAACACCACAGAAACGTCTGTGATTAGCTTCTTCTTTAAATTAACAGGAACAAAATTCCTAGAACGACTCAAACTTTTTGAAAAGGAGTTGTGTAATTGACAAATATCTAAAACAAGTCTTTTTACATCATCATAATAGCAATATGGTTTTAGAAGTTCCAGACTTTCTTTTGTCCTATATTTCCATACAAAGTCATTAAAACCATGCCTTTCTTCTAAATAAACATTCTCAAAAACTCTATTTTTCATTTAGATTTAAAACAATGCTTTACCTTCGGATGTTATACGTAAAGAAAATTTCTTAATAATAGTGGTTTATTTTATCAGACAGTTAATAATCTTTCCATATTCACAATTCAAATTTTATCAGAAGAGAGAAAAACAAAAAGACACCTACGCAGGTGCCTCTTCTTTGTAAACCTCAATTCGCAACGCAAAAGCCAGCTTATAAAAAGCCTTTTCCCGCACGCGGTAGTACTTGGATTCACTGATACACATATCGTTGTAAACGTCATAATCCCTTGGCTCTTCCAACGTCATATATCGCTTGATGATCAATTCCCGTTCCATCTTGTTTAGCCGATTCACAGCCCGTCGCACCTTTTCCATGTGCTCATCTCTTTCACGATCAAAATCCGCCTTCTTGATCGCCACGCTTTCTGTAGATGAATAAAACGCACTCGTGTTGCTTGGCGGCACGAGAGAGTAGGTCTGCGTCACTTTCGGCAGCCATTCGTCTGGCACGGTCAACATGTACATGCGATACTTTTCAAGCGCTGCTTCGACTGCTTCTTTTGTTTTTCTCCGTCCACGTCGCGCAAGAATGACAATTGTCTATATCTTTTACCCAACCGGACCCCTCCTGTTGTGTGATATACTATTTAGAGAGCCTCGCCGGAAGAGTCCGGCTTTTTGTTGTATATCTTCTTCGAACTGTTCACTTACCACTCTTCTTCTTTCTCCCACTTCGCAACACAAAGTCCACACTTTCCACATTGATACAAAACAAAATTGTACCCTTCTTTTTGTTAATTCCTTTGCTAAACGCCATTTTCCCCATTGTTTCGTGCTTACAAAAGAATTGTTTCAATCGAGTAGAGAATTTCATTGGGAACTTACTTAAAACCATATTCTTTTCTCCTTCTGTCACAGTATGTGTCTGATACACATCAGTCCATAAAACAATATTTGATATTTTTATATCCTCCATTACCTTTTCTAACGCTTTTCTTGGATATTCAACATTAATTCGACCACTCGAAACCATATAATCTAACGTTTCAATCAATCGCTCCGTTTGTAAAAGAACGTTGTAAATTTTTGTCCACGTTGCTTTTCCCCCACTAGTTCTTCGCCTAACCATTCTATTTTCAAACATAAATCACGAAGAACATTTGCTATTTCCTCTTCTTTATTATCTAAAAAGAGAAAAATTTCTCTTCTCAATTGTCTTGAAATCTTATAATCACCTACACGACAAGCATGTTCAAATTCGTTGAGAAGATTTTCAAAATTTGCGTCATAAATACCCATTACTCTTCCTCCTTATTTTCGTATCCTCCTTGTCGTCGGCCATCTCCACTCAATTGCACGTCGATTGTCTTCATCGTAGTATCGCTTTTTCTGCTTATTTCTGACCTGCTCAAGCTCTTCTGGTGAGAGGTAGTACGTGACTACCTCTCCTGTTGACTTCTTCATCGAATCACCTTCCATCCCTTTCTGATACGACTGTGAAGCTCGTATTTCGCAATTCCTCGTAGAGCCAAACCTTTTGTCCGTCCTCGACGCGAAACAATAGATACCCTTTTCGTTTTCTTTTTCTACGCTTCACGCGCCATACACGTCCTTGTGTAGCTTATGTAGCGCATACATGCGTAGCGCGCGTAATTCGCGCTCGTTATCAAATGTCGTATCGCAATATCGTTCATTTTTAGCTGTCAGCTCTTGCACAAGTTCTCTTAATCTTGCAATCTCGCTTTCCAAGACAAGCACTTCTTTTTGCAGTTCTTCGTTGCGCGCTAGTACTGCATCGAGCATATGTTGTACTGCATCGAGCATATGTTGTTTTTCTTCGCATTCCTGCTCTTTTTCTGTCAACAGCTTATGCGCGTGGATCGCTTCACGCTTGAGCCACTCAATGCCTTTGTCATCGTCTGACTGCGTTTCTTCTGTGACAATTGACTCTTGCGACATTGCTTGTGTTTCCGATTCTTCAAGCGTAGACGCGATCTCTTGTTGTGCTTCTTGTTCAAGCGCTCTTTTGATATGCCCCTTTCTGAAATATTTCCACGAATATAACTGTTGATTTGTGATTCCTTTTCTTGCGCAATCTCCGTATCACTCATACCTTTTTGTGCATTTCAACGTATTCCTCGACCGTTAGGTCAATTTTTTGTTAGCCATATTTTCTCCTCCCTCACACTCTCGCAGTTTTTCAAAATATCATCTATGCTCTCACCGTTCTTCAATCGTTCCATCTGTTGAGGCGTCAACTGATATGTCCGTACTGTTGTATCTATCCCGTGCGGACGGTTACCGAACCGGACAGCACCCTGACGATATGGAGAAATCTTCGCTACCATCCTGCTCACCCCATATTGTTTCTGATCGGGAGCAGCCAAAACTGCTCCCTTTTGACTAGGCAATAATGACAAGTTTTCCGTTCTCAATAAGCTCTTTAAGTTCTTGATGTAGATAATTTTGATGTTGTTCATCGCATCAAGTTTCCATTTACCGCCGTCTGCTTCAAATAACGCGCATCTTGGACCACTTTGCATACGGAAGATAAATTCGCTCTCTGGTTGATCGACTTCAACAAACGTTCGGTATGGCTTTAGCACAACTGGATTCGGAACTTTTACATTGGCCACTGTAGCAACTCCTGTTTTTGCGACAACAGCCTGGGAAACTCCATCATCGCCAATCGTGTTTACGGTTTCTTCTTTGATGTTTCCAACGACTTTCAACATGATGTCGCGGTCTTCATTTTTTACAAAGCAGGATTGCAGCTTGATGTTGAAGTTTTCCGTGTCGTACCAGCGATCAAAATCGAATGAAGGAAGCATCGCTTCTGCTTTGATGTATTCACTACGGTTGCAATCGTTGTTCAATTGGCTGAAACAAACAACAGTGGTTGGGCTACTTACATGAACCATCAAACTCCCGTATTCATCGAAATTCGATTTTAAGTAATCTACTAAACCGGAGAGACTGCGAACACGGATTGCTTCTGCTGTTGGTTCCTCAATCAAATGCAATTTCTTATCTGAGAAAGTTTGACCGTTCTCATAAAACAATTCCGCTTTTCCTAACCCAACAATGTACTGAAGTGCTTCTTTAATCATTTTCATTCCTCCTAGATTGATAGTTTTTATTTAAGGACAACGATTTTGTTGCCCTGGTCATCGGAAATTTCGCCATCCTCATCGATGTATGTTTGACCTTTAATACCGGATTTCAATTCGGCTCCTGTGATTCGACCTTTGCTGTCGTAATCCATCACAAGCTTTGTTTCGATTGGCGTTGCTGGAACAAGCGTTGATTTCGCAGTGACACTCACCATTGCAAGGTCACGTTTTCATCTGCTTTTAGCGTGACCGTCAGCGTCACTTTTCTTGGCTTCTTCGGATCGGTGTTCGGATCCGCGATATTTTCAAGCACCTTTTGCAATTCTTGATTGAATCGTTCTGCAACAGCACCATCAGCGAAGTTATTCAAATCAATAATGTTTTCACTTAACATCCTCCTATTCTTTTGAAATTTTATTTAAAGCTTCTTGTTGAAATTTTGCTAACTCAACTTGTCCATTTAAAGCCCTAGCGATTTGCGCCAGCACATAAGCATCTGTGACGTTATTAGAATCACTTTCAAATCCCCATCGTTTGTATACTTCAAGCACTACTTGCTCTTTTTGGCGTTCCCTTTCACTCCAGCGAATTTTTGAGAAGGGAAGGGGCGACATCAACATACGGAATGCCCCTTCTATACAACTCAATCCGAATGCCCCAACCAATCCCTCCGAGTAAGAAACCTTTTGGCTGGCGTATCCGAAACCTTCGATTGCAACAAAATCCGTATCGTGTACCGCATCGACAACAGCTTGAATAAGATTGCTCATTCTCGCCGGATCATCGCCATCTCTTTCGATTTCTTTCATCTCAATCACTTCCCCGTATGGCGATAACGCGACAAATCCTGTCCGTAAAGATGGGTCAATGCCTACAAATCTCTCAAATCTCATCAATATCTCCTTCCTTGCGCTGTCCTTTGTTTCGTGATTTTTTACCACTCATCCCTTCACCTCATGTTCTGCTTTGCAGTCAACACACTCAACAACAAGCCCTTTCTCGTCCTTCCGCACCCGAAACGCCGTACTTCCACATGTCTTGCCATCTTTCATCGCTAGACATATGAGATATACAACCCCTTTGCGACATCCTTCATAATGTTTACCAACTCCTCTAATGTCCGTATTGCGACGATCGCAAAAGCCAAAATTACGATTAGCGATAGATGCTGGATACTGACTCCGACAAGTAACGCTAATGTAACGACCACTGAAATAAGTAACCCGTCGAATATGATTTGTTTCATCATCCACCTCAATAGCCACGTTCTTGGCGTGAATGGTTTTCGGCGTTTTTCTTCATGTACGCTTCTTCTACCTGTTCCCATGTGAAGCCGAGCATTTCGCCTAATCCTAAAACTTTCCAAACATGTCTATATATGCAATTGAACTATATGCATCGTTACCATCAATAGCGTATTGAATTAGGATTATAGATGATTCGTTCACTTCCATAAACATGAATAACAAATCCGCGCCTTTATCAGATGATAGATTATGAATTTCTGTAATACCTAACTCCAACCCAATCGACAAGATGAAATGCAGGCAGTCCACGTATTCTTCAAGGAGTGGGTTTGTTTCTTCTTGAATACCTGTACCTTCACAATACATGCAATCCTCTTGTGAATTTCGAATCCTAAGAAAATCCTTGTCCCCCACAAGCATGGCATCTAACGATTTCGTTGTTCTCGGATTCTGGTCATTTGACCAAAATTTGAAACCGCGCCACTCATTCGCAAGCTCCCCAAGCTCAACCATCAACGCAAGGATTTTCTTCGCCAGCCGATCTTCCCCCTCTTGCCGCGGATGTTTCTGCTCAATCCGTTCATCAAGCTGGCGTTGCATTTCAAACAGTTTAGCTAAATTCAACGCTTTTCACCTCGTTTAGTTATTGATTTTAGTTATAGAACAAGTCCCAATTCCGCCTATCCTCATACCGTCATCCACCACAAACCAGCGTTTACAACCGATTTTTTATTATTCCTACGTAGTGCACTCCGCGCTCAGAAAATAAAGCAGCTTGACATCCTTCTTCTAATTTATTCCCATAACAGTCGTATAAAAGGATCTCGCGCCGTTTTGTCACCTTCCATCACCTCGCTAGACGCTTTATTTTGCCCTGTGAGGCGTTTTTCTTTTAGTCGGCACTTTCTATTACCCTCGCAAGAAAAACGCCATACGGGTTAAAATTTGAAGTTTACGAGCGTGTTAGTCTTTTAGTTTTTGCATCGCCAACACATGAAGCAATGTGTAGTAGTCGAGTTCTGACACGTGCTTGCCGTCGTGTTCCCTCACTCCCGCGTCGAGTAGTTGACGAATCATGATTTGTTTTTAAGTTCTTGCGTGAAGGTGATTTTCCCATAGAGAATACCCATCACCCACTCACCTCCATCTTCAATCGTTCTTTCGCTTCACCAAGTCTTTTTTAAACTCAGCCCTCGCCTCTTCATTTCGCTGTCTAACGATTTTTGCGTACTCACAATCACATGGAGTAAATGAGAACGCTCCTGGTATCACTTCTTTAACTGAATATCCTTTTCCAAAGCACTTTTCGCACATCACTTATCACCCGCTTTTTGTAATCGAAAATCCTCACCCTCGACTTCGAGGAGATATGAACCGCATTGTCCAAGCAACCGACTGGCAGCTGCATACCCGATTTTTCGCTTAATGTTCCACGATCTTCGTTAGAATTAAACACGATTGGCTTTTGCTTTCTGTATCTCTCGTTGATAATCTGATAATAGAGTGCCTCTTTTGCCTCGCTCCATTTCGCCTTGCCGATGTCATCCCACACAAGCACATCCGCATGAATAGCACTGTGCAAAAGCTTGTTGAGTGTTTCACCTTCATCGTTCATCATCCTAGCTTGGATCAGCTCGTCCATGAATGTGACATCTGAAACGACGAGTACATTGAATCCGTCCTTAATGAGCCGTTTAGCCAGCGCAATTTGCAAATGAGTTTTGCCAACGCCGAAATTGTTATGCTTCTGCTTCATCGGGGCGCGTTCATGAGGTGGAAGGTCTCGCAATCGCTGTTCACCGAAGACCGCAATAAAACCTAAATTATGTTTCGGGATCACCTTTTCTCCGCCATCCTTCTTGAATTCATTCAAATACTCAAGCGTCATATCGTGCATCGATTGCTGATACTGCGTCGCTCGTTTGAAGTTCTCGAAATTCGCATGCACAAATTCATCTGGAATGAGTGCTTGCTTGAACCGCCGTTTCCAAGCTTTCGCTCCCGACACTCGCAAAAATAGCTATCTCATTTCCTTGTTCGTCACGCTTGATAATTAACTCCGTATCTCTGCACTGCGGACACTCGTACTCATCCCTTCCATCCCCATGCTCTTCTTGCCTCTTCGGCTTCTCGGAGAGCTTGTTCATATGATTTTCCGCCTTCTTTTGCAGGTCGGCCAACACCTCGGCGATGCTTGTGAACCTCATGACTGTTCACCTCTTCTCGTTTTCTTTGAAACTCTTTTCATACGCTTCAACATCCGCGAGTGTACGTAAATTGCGTCTATCCCAATCTTTAAGTATGCCTTCTGCATAGCTCCATGACTTGTTTTGTTTCAACGCTCGTTTCATCGCTTCAATCACAAGTTCCTCTCCGATGTCGTCAATCCATTGGTCTATGCACTCGGCGATAAAGGGATTTTCTACACCAAAGTTTTCTTGATAGAAACGGTGTGCGTTTACTACTACTACCTCTAATTTTCTTTATTACTTAGTTCTTTATTATTTAGTTCTTTATTATTTAGTAGGGGGTCATTTTTCGACGGTCGGTTTTCCGACGGTCGGTTTTCCGACGGTCGGTTTTCAACCTTTCGGCATTCATCTTCAATAGGTTGTTCATACACAACTGTTTCCCATCCTATGAACTTCCCTTTCTTGTCCTTCATTTTCCGCCGAACAACATAACCGTATTCTTTCAACTCATTCATCGCTGCCTTAAATGTTGAGCTTCCGTCTGGAGAATGTTTCATCAGTTCATCGTTGTAGAACGTCCAATCGTTCGGCATAGAGAGCATGTAAGCAAGCAATCCCTTTGCTTTCCAACTCAAACGATCGTCGTGCAACCCAACCTTACTCATCACTACATAGTTGCTGTTTTTTGTATTCTGATTACACCCATACTGTCACCCCTTCTTGACGCATATGACGCAGTCGCGCTCTATCCGCACCGGCTTTAAGCCAGGATGGCTGCTTTTGACATATCCCTTGATGTACTCGACGTAGAGTTTCTTGTTGCCAGCAGCCATCCATTTGTAGCAGTCGGGAATAGCAACCTTGTACTCCATCACTCATTCATCCCGAATGGAAGGTCATCGTCACTAATTTCAATCACTTCACCGCCAAATGGATCAGTCATCGGTTCTTGCTGTGGTTGTACTTGCTCTTGTGGCTGTTGTGGCTTACTCTGTGCCTTCTCCTTCACCGCTTCAAACATGAGCTGGATAGCTTTCTTGATGACCGCATCTGTACGATCTTGTTTCAAAAGCCACTCAAGATAGTCAGGATGCGCTTGGTAAATTTCCTTGAGCGTCTTCCCCTTGTGTTTTCCAAATGTGAGTTTTATCTGTGCTGCTTCTTTTGCAGTCATCGTCTCAACTTGTTCAGACTGAATAAATTCTTGCATGTCCTCAATGTCTTGTGTGAATACTTCTGACAAGCTGGCGAGTGTCAATGTCGCATCAATCTGCGCACGTTTCTTAGCCATTTTCAAGCATGTATTCGCAAGTGTGTATGGATCTTGGTTGACATATTTTCTTTCACGGGTGTTGCAATGACCAACACCTTCTGTGATCTTCATTCCATTCTTGTAGATGACGCATCGCACCGTGAAAGCGAAAAATCCTTTATCGTAGTCCTGTACACGCTCGATGACTTCATACTCACTTGTGACACCAAGCAACATTTGAATTTTTCTGCGCCTGGTTTTAACAATGTTGGTTTCGGTGTCCCAGGAATCACACCGTAATCATGATTCTTCTTCAATGTGTTCTGTACGACAGCTTGAAACTGATTGATTTTCGTGAGCGTCGACTGTACCGCTCCGATATCGACGCTCTCGATGATAGATAGTGAGTTTGCTTGCTTTGCAATTTCGTTGCTCATCGAATCCGCACTCCTTTCGTCTGCTTCAATGTCACGCCTGGCACGCTTTCACCTTTTTCAATCGTTCAAGGATAGAACGCTTGTCCACTTTCGGAGCTTGCGGAATTAAGAAATCGCTCGGGATCACCTTTTCGTCAATCACATCTACGCTTGGCGGATTCGCTTGGATAGCGACTGTGATGGTCGGACGCTTCACTTTTCAATACCTGCTGTTTCAAGTTGTTCTTGTAGGTACGATTTCAATCGCTCTATCTTCGCTTCAATCGCGCGACGGCGTTCCGCAAGCCGTTGCTCTTCTTCCTTGATGATTTTCGCGTCCGCCTCGAGATTTTTCACTAACTTGGCGATGTTTTCGGCCTTATCCTCAATTGCATCCTGTAAAGCCGAAAGTGTATCGACAATCGCATCGCTATCCATTTCCTCAGCCATTTCCAACAATTGCGCATAGTTTTGAGCCAGATCATATAACTTCATACTTGTTTTCCTCCTCAACCTTCACGATTTCAAGAATATCGTTCAATGAATTAAGATGGTTTTCATATCCAGCAAGTAGTCCCTCGAGGAATGCTTTACTTACACGGTCTTCACTTTCTGCGATCTGTTCACGTACATGCTCAATCGCTGCTTTTATACCCGCAATGCGTATCTCTAACGTTGTTTTCATATGAACCTCTCCTTGTCTTACATTCATAAATCGGTTATCATGAACTTAACTTGTTTTGTTTTTTTCGAGATGAGGCCTGCACGCCTCATCTTTTCTACTTTCGCTTTTATCGCTTACCTTGTTCTTCCAAGTCTGTTTGCAATGTTTTGATAAGTCATTTTGTCATAATTTTCGACGAGAAATCGCTCTTCTTCCTCGTTCCATAGCGTTCTAGCGACAACCTTTCTGCGTTTAAACTTTTCTCCTAACTTCAACAAACGTTTGCCGATTGAGCACCTTTTACACACAGTAGTCACAGCTTGTCGATCTGTTTTATACTTGCATCCATCGCACTCATCGAGTAGCTGGATGATTTGCATGCGCAATCTTTTTTCTCCTCCCTTGTCATACTCGTCCCTCCTTTCGCATAGTATGTAGTAGATGTGCCAGTGCACATCGTCAAGTGCAAGAACGCGCGAGCGAGATGGGGGAGGGTCTCTCGCGAGGATGGGAGAAAACGCGCTCCTGCACCTGACGACAGGCGCTAGACCTGTCGAGTGAAATGTGGTACAATCATATATGGTTCGGGTTCCGCTAGCTGTTAGGCTAGCTTTTTCTTTTTCGCAAGGAATTGCTTGTATAGCAATTCTTTTGCGTATAATTCGGTCGCTAACAATATCGCTGGATTCTCGCGCATTTCCGCACACAACCTACGAACCTCTGAAACTTTCATTAGTCGACTAGCTGAAAACATACGTTCATTGTTCATTCACCTCCACTTCTACACCGACAGCTTTCAAGGCGGCTAAACAAATAGCAAGCGAAACGTTTCTATCTGACACTCTTATTGCAAGCCATTCAAAATCTTGATCATATAATTCATACATGCTGACTTCATATTTTCCATCGCTGTTCATACGGATATCGGTGAAAATGTCTTGTTCCCTTAACTTCTCAACTACTTGCCAAGCGTCTGCGATGTCAATCGTAGGACTCCACTCCGATTCATCATCATCAGAAAAGAACAAAGTGCCAAATTCCGTAACGAACGAAATAAGATCGCCATCATCATAGACAGGCTCCCATCCCATCACTTCTCCGCAACCAAACGGTCAATCTCACGTAGATTCATCATTCATTCCCCTTTCTCATAACGATCGTTATATCTATCCCACGTTCTTTCATCGTTTCGACGACTTCCATCAACCGATCATGTCTCTCTTTTCTCCGCACCAGCTCGTTCAAGTCGCGTTTGCAGCGTTGAAACTCCGTAATCCAGCGCTCCACATCATCGAAACGAGCGATTACCCATGCGAGTCTTGCACGATCCAAGTATATGCAGCCGCATTCCCATAACTTTTCTGCTAGCTTTTTATCTTGCTCAAGAACGTTCATTCTCCCACCTCCTCTCGTACTTTCCGCATCTTCACGAAATATCCGTCGTAGCTTTCGACCGTCTCGAAATCTATGAATCTTTTGCATCGCTCGTCGTAACGAAAATCTTCTTCGAATTCGAAATCTTCTGAACGGGTGCGACACACTCATACCCACGTCGTTCCAAATCGCGTATCGCACGTGCAATCTGACTCAACGTCATGCGTCTTACCGTGACTTGTAGCTGGCGAGTCATTGTGTAATTCCCTCCACTGCCGGTAAAAACTTAACCGGTTCTTGAATGTGTGCTGGAATCATCGTCAACGCCTGCTCAATGTCCGGCTTGTACATTTGTAAAATCGATACTCTTCATGCTGGCTGTGCCGTTGCAATTCCTTTTGCCATTGCTGTTTGTAGAACTCTTCAAAGTTCCGTTGTATATCGCGCATATATTGAACCGAAAAATCATTGTTTCTTGCCGCTCGGCTGATAACACGAGCGTTTTCTCCAGCAATTCACGGCTACGCTCGTTCATATCCAAGATTGCTTTTGCTGTCACACTACGAAGCTGGCCATGTTTATGCAACTCCTCTAACAATTTGAGCCCCATCACCGCTGATGCTTTACTTAACCAAACCGCGTCCTGGAATGATCGATTGTATGTTTCCGCTAGTTTTCGGGAATTTACAAAGCCCTTGTTTGTTAGCTTCTCAGCTGCGTATTTTACGAACAATGGAAAGTTGATCGGTTTCCATACGCCGTATTCGAAGTCTTCCGACCGTTCTTGCTTGTACAAGGAAATGATTCCTTTCCGAACAAGCTGCCCTTTCACTACTTTGTCATTCAACCAAGCTAGTAAACTGTCCTTTGAAGCAAGATGGCTTGGAAGGTTGTCCATTAGGTCGGCATAATGAATTCGCGCGCATTTTTCTGCAAGGTAAATTTCGATTGCAACACAAATCTCATGCTCCTGCCGTTTTAATGCTTGGTAAGTGATATAGTTACTCGGATTCAACAATGACGGTGTAGTCTGCATCAATCGTTCCCCCATTCGTAAATGTTTTGACTTTGGTTAGCGATCGTAAATCGCTGATCGTTTTTCTAACAACTCAATACAAGCCTGTATGGTTCGATGCACTTCTGCATCACCTTCGATTTCTTGCCACCTATTAATGTCCAGCTGTATCTTGTGCATCCATTTGCCAACTTCACGAGCGAGATAGGACACGTTTTCGTAAATCATCCGCCGGTCTTTGGCTCGTAGTTGTTCTTGTGTCAACGCGAGAAGTTCATCGGTTTTTCATTCAATTCTCGTTTGAGTTCGCGCAACTGACTTTCGTATTCAGCGCTTTTTGCCGCCTTTTTCTCTAGTTCTTCCCGTTCTTGTTTGAGCCGCTCGATGTCTCGTTCAAACTGCTGAATTTTTGTATAATCAGTACGATCAATGACTTTTCAACAACCTTTTCCACAACTTGCGGAGGCTTGTTGCGTTCTTGTTCAAGTTGGTAGGCGAGACGACGCTTTTCTTCCTCCGCTTGTTTAATTCCTTTTTGACTTCTCTAAGTTCGCGAATGGTCATTTCATCGATCGTTTTCTGTTCACCCGTACTCGGAATCGTGTGTTTTTGTTTAATGAATTCCTGGCGATCAATTGATTCAGGAAGAGATAGCATTTCGAAAATTTGCCGCTCTCAATTTCCACGACGTCGTGGAATTTCCAAACTGTTCATATGCACGCATAAATCGTCTAGCTTGTTCTTGTGAAAAATTAACGTGTTCCTCTAGCCATTTTCCCCACTGCCCATGCGTCAAGTCGTTTTCTTTGACATGCTTCAACCGCCGTCCGATCTCGAAAATGGCTTGTCCAGCCATGTTTTATAGCTGTTGATTTCGGCTGTAATTACAGTCAAATCATTGGATAAGGCTAGTTCGTTGCTCAATAAAACCCCTCCATTCATCTAAGGAAAAGACGTTCCATCGCTTCTTCTAAAAGCGACTTTCCTGTTTTCTTGCGGTACAACTCCGACGTGGCCTTCATGAACGCTACCCCAACTCTGTGAACAAACGGGTTCTCATAACACCCCATCATAAGCAGGTTCAGAAAATCACCCTTGCCGAAGCGCTCGCCTAAATCTTCCTCAATCATTTTTAAAGTGCTTTTATAATCCCACGTCCCGTCATCGGTGTATCGCTTAATCGGCGGAAATAGACGAAAGAAATCTTCTACAGGCGTCCACAACAATTGCTCTTCGATCAAACTGATTGCCGCTATAATCTCTTCTGGTTCGTATTTGGCGCCAGCCTTTAGATTTCGTCCTAGCACCAACAGATTTCTGTATCCATTCTTTTGTCTGTTCACTATTTCACCCCGCTTGTCCATTTTCACCGTAAAAGGAACGCCCTCACAGGGCAGACGGATCATATTCCCGATCAATGCGCTCGTGCAGCTCGCGTTTGAACCGCATCACTTCCTCATGCATGCTACGATCGCGGTTTTTCATCACCTCCGCGACGGTTTTTGTGTAGAACGCGATCGCCTCTGGCAACGTTTCGAAGTCATGCGCGCTTGGCAGTGTCATTTGCTGTCACCTCCTTTTTAACTACGTCATCCCAAGTGAGCTCGCCACGATCGATAGCAGCTAGAATACGCGGAACGGACGTTCGCATGAAAAATCAATCATTGCTTTCTGCGTGCGTTCAGAAGGTTGATTCATTGTGTCACATCCCTTAACTACAGATTTTCTGTACATCTTTATCAAAAAATTATCTGATCCATTTCTATTCCTGTGATTTTTGAGAATTTGTACGCCATATCCATCCGAAAATCTTTCTATACTTCTCGTAGTCGATGTAGGTTTTTCGCACACACCTAACCTTTTCGCCATCTCTTTCTGTGATAAACTAGCTAACGCTCTCGCTTGAGCAATTGTGTATTTCAT